TTCGTGAGGTCCCAGGAATACTCGTCGCTCTGACGGGAGTCCTCGCGCTGGTTCCAATCGACCCAGATTTCCTGGTACGGGTTCATCCCGATTCGACTTGATCCCGGAAACCCGCCCTCCATCAAGTAGGCGTTCAGAGTCTTCGCCGAGGCCCACTTCCTCCGTGAGATGTCCTCGTACAAGTAGGACTCCAGGAGGGGGTTCACCTTCTGGTAACGCAAGAAAAACGACGCCACGACGCTGAACAGCGCCCGAATCGTAATCCGGTTCGATCGGTTCACCCAATCGAACACGCTCTTCATCGGAGCCGGATAGTCGCCCAGGAGATAGTGCCCGTCGAGCATCCAGATCGAAGCCGCAACCAGCCACGCGGTCCAGTCATCTCGGGACTCTCGGGCGACCGATTTCAGAAGGTCTAGGTCGTTAGGTCCGAGAGAGCGGATGCCTATCGGTATGTCCCCGATCCGAACCGTGGTCGTGATGAACCCCGGAGAGATAAACCTCTCCAGATCCCGGTACATCGGCCCCCGTTGTTCCTTGGTCGTCGCGGGGAGCATCGACCCCCCTCATCGAACGGGGCGGAACTTCGGGTTCGACGTGGGCTTCGGAACCTTGGAAGCAGCGGATACGGGAGCGGAGGGAGGACCCTTCCGGTCGCTCATCGTCTGGGTCGGCATCTTGTAAACCTCCATGCCGTCCTTCTTGCCCGCGAGGACCGCCCTTTCGGACGACGGGTTCACCGCCTCGTCGGCCTGTCGAGCGGCGAGGTGGGGAGCCGACGCCGCCCGCGCCCGCCTCTGGAGCAAGCGGGCGTTCTCCGCCTCGATAGCGCGGTTCATCTCGTCCGGGTCGTTCGTATCGACAAGCGAATTCGTCACCTCATCAAACTGGGTCAGGGCTACCGGATTTGCACTCTCGGCTCTCTGAGAGGGCGGGGTCGCCTCGACAGGCGGGGTCGGCGCGGGGGGCTTAGGGGCCGGGGCGGCGGGAGACACGATTCCCTTCGCCCTATCGAACACCGACGCCCTACTGCTCTGGGGTGCGGGGGATACGAGGGCCGGAGCGGACTCTTCGGACGACTCTTCGACGGGCTCGCCGATCTCATCCGGGTAAGAATCTTCCGGCTCTTCCGCGTCGCCGTAGGACTCTTCCGAGGCGTCCTCGTCGGGCTCCGGCTCGTAGCTCTCCTCGACGTCCCGGTCTACGTCGAGCGGAACCGCGAGCGCCTCGCTCTCCTCTAGGGGGGCGTTGGAAGCGCGGGGAGCGTCTCCGCTTTGAGCGGGAGCCAGAGTCTTGCCCGAGGCGGCGACCTGCTTGCGGAGGTCGGTACGGGGGTCCCTCGTGGAGAGCTGGTGCTTGTTCTTGGCGTCGCGGACTTCCTTGAGACGCTCTTCTAGGCGGGAAATCTCCGCGTCGTAGTCAACTTCGTCGAACTCGATGAGGCTCTCGACCTCGACCTCGACCTTGTTGGCTAGCTCGCTGAACTTCTTGAAGGTCGCGTTGATCATGTTCCGCGACCAGTTAGAGATCAGCTTTATCACTGCCTCGTTTTTTCGGACCTTGATCGCGGTTCCGTTGGGGAGCTTCTCTCCCGTCTCGACGTAATCGACCTTCCGAAAGTCAAGGGCTCCGACCTGGACGATGCTGTAGCTGAGCGCGCCCATACGGAACCGATCCAGATACTCCAAGGCGTTCGCTTGGTCGCTGTAGTCACCGTCGGCGACGGCTTGGCGGGCGTATCGCTGGATCTGGATTTCTTCGTCGGGGGCGAGCGCCCGGAGGCAAATCGCTACGCCGTTGACCTCAAACGTCAACTCGCCCTTCCCGATTTCGGAAAGAGGGGACATCGCGGCCTGGAGGTCTTGTAGGGTGAGCTTCATAGAATCTCCGAAAAGGCGACGGGGAGCCGGGACGAATCCCGACTCCCCGTACTCTACCCTAGCGGGAGGCTCGATCAGGGAACGGCAGGCGGGGTAAGTACCCCTGCCGCAAACAGCCCGCCCGAGAACGCCGAATCTGACCCGTAGCGGATTGAGCCGAGCTGCTCAACGGTCGGGTCGTTACCCGTCGGAAGGAACTCGCCGTACACGGAGGCAAAGTCGTGAACGTCCGAGACGGTTACGTCGCCGGACTCCATGATCTGGCCCGCGTCCTGCGAGTACGTCGCCGACCACGAGGTGAACCAGCACGCCTCGTACATCGTGATGATGGCTGAGTGACCGAGCGGGCTCGTCGAGCCATAAGGGTTCGGCGTTGGGAGCGTCGGGGTGGGATACTGGACCGCCTTGACGCCGTTTCCGAAGCCGCCCGTACCCGCTGGATCCGAAGCGCCCGTGTTCGCGTGGCCCAGGTCCGCGTCCGCGAGCGACGAGAACACGAGCTGGTGCATGATGTCGAACGGCCAACGGTGGTGCGCAAGAGAGCGCACCGGACCGTCTACGCCGCCCGAGTAGCCCGTGGCTTGCCAAAGGTTCGCGAGATAGAGGAGGGCACGCTCCATCGAACCCGTCACCGGCTCCGTCACCGACGGGACCAGCTCCGCAATCATGTCCCCGAAGCCGATACCACGAACGGCATCGACGTTACGGGAGATCGACGGGGCGAACGAAGAGACAACGCCCATCTGGTAGAGGGTCTTGGTCCCCGCCCCGTAGACCGGAGCTAGGAGCCGGACCTTCTGGCTGACGGCGACCCGAGTATTCGGGCTGGTGCCGTAGTCGTACAGGTAGGAGCTACCTTGGGCTCCCCCTGCGGGGCTCTTATCCTTGTTACCTGTGGTAGTAGCAGTCATGTTACCTTTTCAGGTTAGCGTAGCGCCTACGGATCGGGGCTTATAGAGCCGGAACCGGGGAGGGAGGAACCGTCGAAACGGCCCCTCCCCTCTCGTCTCAGACCTGGGACTGCGCCGACACCCGGAGGGTGATCTGGATGTAGAGCAGCGGGAAAACCGGGACGTAGTAGGCTTCGACGAGGATTGCCGTCGGGTCTTCGGGATCGACCGCGACGTTGATCCCGGTGAACGAGGTGATCAGCTGCTCGGCGATTGACCGCTTGAACATCTCCGAGAGCTGGCCCTCGATCTGGCCGATGACCTGGGGGAGGAACTTGATACCGATGTACGGGTCAAGCACCAGTCGGCACCGACGCTGCATCTCGTCGGCGATCTGGATCACCGTCGGGGTCTTCGTCAGGACGTTCGTCATGTCCGACGTGAGGCCGTGACGGACTCGGAGGAACGGAAGCCGGTCCTCGATGACGGTCACGCCGCGAGACGCGACCTGGTTCGCCTGTACCGCGTCGAGGCGGCGCTGGAGGGCGGTGAAGCCCGACAGGAGCCGCCCCGTCCACGGGGTCGCCGGATCCACCGACATCGAGGTCGTCGCCGCCGTGACCGCTGCGGCGAGGTACCGACCGTCTACGAGGTAATCGCGCTGTTGGTTGAGGAAGTCGGTGAGCGTGATCGTCGCGATGTCCGGGTAGACGAACCGAACGCGAGTCGAACCCGTCGCCGTAGCGATAGCGCCCGCCGCAAGGGGCTGGGTGCCCGAGGCGAATCCGAAGATCGCCGTGCGCTCGGCGCGGTAGCGGATCGAGGACTGGATGTCGCAGTGAATCGCCGTCGCCTTGGCGAGGTTCTGCGTCGCTGGGGTCAGGAGACAGAGCACCGTCGGGTTGAGATTACCGGGGAGGCTCGCCCCCTCTAGCGCGACGAGGGCGTCGAGGTACGCCTGCTCGCTGGCCTGCGAGGATCCCGACTGCTTGAGCACCTGGTAGGTGCCGATGACGCTCGCGCCGTTGAGGAACGCGAAATAGGCCGCGAGGGAGAGCGGGTTGTCCGGGCTAACGAGGCCGTACTCCGCCGTTACGTCCGAGAGCCGCGAGAAGAGGCGGGGGGTGAAGTCCTGCTTCTGGTAGCGGTAGCTGACGTAGTAGACCTCGCCGATGTCCGGCTCGTCGCCGGTCTTCTTGAAAGTCTCAACGAGGGCCGAGTCGCCCGAGACGACGCCCGCCGTGTTGGTCACGGTAAGCTCGACGCCGGGGATGGCGAGGGTGGGGATGTTCCCGTCGGTGGTGAACGTCTTGCTTACCCGGAAGGTAAGCGTCGCATTCGGCCCCGTCGGGTAGGGGATCGCACCCGCACGCGGGAGGACCGTGAAGGTCAAGCCCGTTACCTCGTCGCGGTAGGTCTGGCCGACGAAGCCGTCCTGGCCGACGCCGGAGTTGAGGACCGAGGTGTTCGCGGAGCCGGAGCCGTTCGCCGGATCCGTCGAGATGACGAAGAAGCCGTTGATGGCCGCTTCGCCGCTCGACCCGTCGCCCGCCTTGATTAGGAGGAGCGTACCCGTCACGAGTACGTCGTCGGCGACCGGCGTCTTGAAGAGGATGCTCGACGCGACACCGTAAGCCGTCACGCCCTGCGTCCCGCACTCCAGGTACAGGTACTCGTTCCCCGTCGAATCGAGTTCGACCGAGGCGAGCGCCCGACCCGCGAAGTAGGCCACGTTGGGGCTCTGATACCCGTTCATGGTCACGCTAGCGAAGTTGCCGTTCGCTGCGGCGTGGTTCATGAGGGCCGAGGCGAGCTGCTTCGCGGTCACGCCCGACGGCACCGAGGTATCGCCCTCCGAGAACCCGAGGATCCCGTTGGCCGAACCCGCGCCGACCGTAAGCGTCGCCGAGGGGGTGAGGTCGTCGCAGACGAGCCGGACGCCCGCGCCTTCCTGGTACACGGAGACGTTCGCCGTCGTCGCGCCGACCGCTGCAATGATCTGGCCGATGACCGAGGCCGGATTCGACGCCGGACCGAGGGCCGTCGCCGTACCCGCACCAGACGCCGTGAACGTCACGGGGACCAGGACGCTATTCGCCTCAAAGACGAAGTAGTTGTTCGCGGGGACCGTGCCCGTCCCGTCGTAGAACGTGACGAGGGGCTGACCGCTGAGGCCCGGAGTACCCGTCGGGTACTGACCTTCCGACCAGCCCGTGAGCGCCAGGACCGACGCGCCTTTGACGTTCGCGCCGTAGGTCGCCTCGCCGGTATTCCCGATGAGGAGGCCCGCCTTCGACTGACCCGAACCGCCCTGGAGCTGGAGGAGGGTCTGGGCGACTGAGGAGTGGAACGACGTGTAGACGCCCGCGCCGGGGAAGATACGGTTGCGCAGGACAATCCGGTCATACGGACGGCGACCCGCCGTAGTCGTCGTACCGACAACGCGAGCGACGGGACCGTTGTAGAGCTTGGCCTGGTCGTCGTTCGTCGCCGCTCCCGCGCTCAAACCCGCGAGGATCGTGAAGTCCCGAGCAGGGGTCGCGTTCGTGATGAACTCGATGTAACCCGCCGCGTCGCCGACCGCGAGAGAGGTGAGCGTGAACCGGAGGTTCCCGTCCGCCGTCGCCGAGCAGTTGACCGTGCTACCGCCGGGGGTCAGGCCGAGCGCGTCGATAGCCGTCGCGAGAGCGCCCGCGCTCGCGTAGACCGCGACCGGGAGCGTGAAGGTGACCGCGCCCGACGGACCCGAAACGTCGCCCGTGTAGTGGAGGCGAATCTGGTCGTACTCGTTGACGATTACCTCAAAGCCTGAGGGGAACGCGCCCGCCGAGACGTAGTAGGGCTCGTTACCGACCGCGACCGCCGCCGAGTTGAGCGCCGCCTCAAACGTCGTCGCGTCTGCACCGGCTACCGTGCCGGTCGAGGCCGAGATCGACACGCCGTCGAGGACGAGGTTGATCTCGTCATCGACACCCGCCGTCAGGTCGTAGGTCGTCTGGCCGGAAGCCGCCGTGTACTCGACCTCCGCGCCGACGTAGGAGGCGAACGCGCCGCCGCGAGAGCCGAACGTCGGAGAGGAGAGGTCGATACCCGCCGCGAGGCCGGTCTGTTGGTCGGAACCGCTGAAGGTGATACGGAACCGATCCGAGATGTTCTCTACGGGATAGTAGGGACCGGGGCCGGGAGCCGTGAACCGAGCGGGCGTCTCGTCTGAGGAGGCGAACTCGACGGTGACGACCTCTTCGACCGGAACGCCGCCCTCAAGGCGCGAATCCGGGGTGAACTCCGAACCCGAGGGGAAGACGATCTGGACCGTCGTGAGGTCGGAACCCTTCCCGGTAAGGCTCGCCCCGTAGAGGTTCGCGCCCGAGGGGCCAGAGATCGTGTAGGTGCCGATGCCGCCCGCTCCCGCGACCGCCGAGGTGAGCGTGTATCCGGTAGAGGAGCCGATGAACGCGGCGTCTACGAGGATGTTGTAGTAGAAGGTCGCGTAGACCGAAGCGCCTTCCGGCACCGGGGTCGCGAGGGTGACCTGCGAGAGATCCGGGTCCACCTTGAGGACGGTGACCGGACCGCGCTCCAGGGCGTCGAGAACGCCGAAGCCCCAGTACGCAATCACGAGGTCGGGGCGGGTCGTCGGGAGATCCATCCGACCGTTCGCAACCGTGTTGTAGAGGCTGGTCGAGAGCGGGTTGCCGCGACCGTTGCCCGTCGTGGGCTGATACGGAAGCTGGAACACCGTCGTCGAGGCGACCGCGACCGGACCCGAGGAGTTGACCGTCGCGGAGCACTCCGCGAGGTACGCGCGGTTGTCCACGAGCATCGCAGAGACCTGCGACGTACCGAAGGTGACTCCGCCTTCCGTGTGGACGCCCGAGGAGACGAGCGCCGCCGTACCCCAGACAATCGTGTCGTTCTTGAGGACGTAGCTCTCGCCCTGGATGAAGACGCCCGCGCCGTTGGAGTCCGGGGTGACCGCTGCGCGGGTGATCTCGGTGACGCCGACGTTGGCGAGGTAGTCGAACGTATCCTGCCACGTGTTGAAGTAGTAGCGGATCGTAACGGTGCTGCCGGGGGCCGGGGCGAACGGCAGGGTCACCGCCCGCGTCGAGCCGTCTACCGCCGAGGGGATGACCTGGAGGCCGTTGACGAGAACCGTCACGTCCGCCGGATCCGTCGTCGTCAGACCGCCTCCCTCACCGTCAACGATGGGGCCGTTGAACGTGTAGAAGATACGGTTGCGGCTCGTCGCCGTATTCGGGACGAAGCCGAGGGCCGTGTTCGCCGTACCCGTGCCGATGACGATGGACTTGTCGGCGGTGAGGCGGATACGGGTCTGGCCGAGATTGTCCACGAACGTCGAGGCGACGAGCGAGCCGATGCCCGTTGCGCCTGAGATCGTTGCCGCGACGACCGCCGCCGATACCGAGGGGGCCGAGGAGGGCATCGTGATATTCACGAACGGAAGCCCGTCCACCGACACCGAGAACACGTCCGTCGTCGCCGCGACGAAGGAGAAGTTCTGGCCCCGCGCCCCGTCGATGATCGCCGACTCTGCCGTGACCTGATCCGAAACCGTGTCGGTGATCAGCGTGTCGGTGCGGTCGAAGAAATAAGTGCAAACGACCGTATCGCCCGCCTGGGGGGCGACCGAAATCTCGACGATGCCCTTCGCGGCGTCGAGGCCGAGAACGACAATCGGGAAGCCGTTGACGCGGCAGGTCACCGAGGAGGTGTCCGTCGCCGGGGTGCCCGTACCGTCGCCCGAGACGATGGGGAAGTTGCGAACCTGGAACTTCTGGAGGGTCCCGTTGAACGAACCGAGAGTCACCGCGCCGCTGGGCGAGACGCTGACGACGGCGCGACCGGACTGGTCCTCATCGACAATCTGCTGGTCGATGGTCGAGGACGAGCCCCGGACCACGGGCAGATTCAATCGGCTCAGGATCTCGACGCCCGTACCGACGAACACCGGAATCCGATTGGGAACCGGGACTGCACCGGGAGCGGAACCGAAGAACGTCTGGGTGTATACACCGGGGGGCGCGTAGCCGCCGCGAAGAAGACTGGGCATGGTCGATGAACCTCTCTCTTGCTAGCGGAGCTTTAGAGGCTCCGAACCGAGTCCCAAGCGGGACCGGGGGTTGTAAAGCCCGAGGGATTTATCTGACCAGGCCGAGGCCGGAACCTACTTGCGATCCTGTTCCTTCGCCTTCTTGAGATGGTCGGCCATCTTGAAGTGGAAGTTGCGAGACCGCTCGGAGGCTTTTCTTTCGGCGGGGTTCATAGGACGATAAGAGCCGTCAACCGTCTTTCGGATGTCGAAGCCGGTGACGTTGTGCTCCTTCATGACGCGGAGCTTGTCCTTCTGGCGCTTGGAGATCCCCTTCCACTTGTTGAGGGAGTCCTGACCGACGATCCGGTCTACCTCATAGTCGTGGGAAGCGAATCCCGAAGCGGGGGGCGCGTCTAGCGAGCCCACGGAAACCTCCGTCGAGGAAGAGAAGCCCCGAGGGAGGTTCTTGGAAGCCTCCTTGCCGCAGGACTCGCAGCCCGTCTTTTCGGTTCCGGCGGCGACCCTCGCCGAGAAGCTCAACCCGCACTCCGCACACTGGAAACGGTAGACGGGCATATCAGAGGATCTTCTCGAAAGTCTTGAACTTCCCAGAGAAGAACGGATCCTGGAACGCCCGGAGCTTGAGCTCGTCGGGGATACCCGAGACCTCTTCCTGGTAGCCGAGGATACGGGGGATAACCGGGACCATCATGAACCAGTCCGTCTGGATGGTCATCGAGATCGTCGAGTTGTAGAAGTAGTCGTCGGCGTTTTCGTCGTAGACCTCTTCGGACTCCCCGCCCATCGACACGTCCTGAACGTCGATGCCCTCGTCGATGAGAGCGGGACGGAGATTCGCCCAGAGGAACATCGCCGTCTGGTCGGCGATCTCGGCTTGGGAGTTCACGTCGCGGGCGAGGATGTCAATATCGACCGACAGCTCCCACTTCCCGCCGTATTCCAGGTACGCCTCTTCGCGGATACTGGAAACGATAATCGCCCATCGGTCGCCCTTCTGGTAGCGGCGACCAAACACAAGTACGCATCCCGGAATCGCCCCGATCAGGCCCGACTGGGGCAGTACCTTCCACGGTCCCGTCGTCTCGCCGGGGTATCGGTAGTCCGCCGAGAGACCCATCCCGCTCGCGAGCGGGGTCTTCAGGTAGATCGTTACCCCGTCGTTTCCGACGGTGTAGTCGCGACCGGGGGCGAGAGGGCGGGCGCTCGGCATCTCAAAGATCCGAAGGCTCCCGGCGAAGGGGACTCTCTGGAGGACTCCCTCAGACTGCGTAACCAGGGTCACTACTTCGTCGTGTACGTCGAGGAGCGGGTCCACATAGAACTCGTCCTCGCTCGACATCTCGCAGTAGTAGACACCCGAGGGGGAGGGGAACCGACCGTCGTTCTGTTGTAAGGCGAGGGAGTCCTCCCGGACCCACTCGACTGAGAGGCCGGGGTATCCGGGGATCTTCGCGAGGGCGACGTAGCTCTTGACCGTCCCCATGAAGTTGTCGGGGCTGAACTGCACCTTGGAGGCAGAGCCGGTCTTTAGGACGATGCCGTACTGTGGGCGCTCGTCGAAGCTGTATTTGCCTTGGATGTTATCGACGATGTCCTGATAGCGAGGATGGCTCGCCCAATAGCCGCGAAGCTCCTTGATGAACCGACGGCGCACGGCCTCCGTAAGGAAGAAGTACATCTATCTCACTTCTTGAAGTGGTGCGGGGCGTGTACCAAGGCGCAGTCCGAGAGGACGCGGCTCTCAGTCATTGTCGTATTCCTGAAGAGCCTGCACCAAGAGGCCGTTCGCGACGGCGTTGAGCGGGTCCGAGGCGGCGCGGATCTCGCTCACCTCGATGGGGAACCGCTTGCGCCTCTTGTCGAAGAGCTTGGTGAAGAACTCAACGAAGCCGGTCGGCTTAGACGTACCGCCCGAGATGATGAGCGGGATCGGCTTCGGAAGCGCGAACTTCCCCTCGATGCTCTTGAACTGGAGGGCGATCTGGTCGATGACGTACTCGATCAAGTTCTTGTAGTAGAAGGCGAGCGCCTCTTGGTCCCGGCCCTGCGGGTTGTTGAGGTCGATGCCCTTCTCCTTGATGGCGCAAATGCGGGCCTGCGTCGAGCCAATCGACTTCGCCGCGCCCGAGTCGATCCAATCCCCGCCCCGGCCCACCGAGAACGTCAGACCCTCGATGGTGTTCATGGCGAGCGCGACGTTGCTCATCCCGGAGCCGAAGCTGATCGAGATGCCCGAGAAGCCCTCCTTCGCCGTCTCCGCGTAGATGATCGCCATCGCCTCGTTGCCCGCCGTGGGCGTGTAGCCGCACTCCGAGACGATGCGCTCAAAGATGCCCCGGTGGTACACGACATCCCGACCGGGGATGTCGATGGGGGCAGCGGGCACCGAGAAGTAGCAATGCTCTCCCTCCTCCGAGGGTTCCCCGAGCACGTTCCGCACGAGGAGCCCGAGCACCTCTAGGGAGTCCGTCTCCGTCGAGGAAACGAGCCCGCCCGAGAGCGGACGGCGAGCCTCGCGTCCGAAGATGTTGGCGGTGTCGAGCGCGGCGTCTCCGAGGATGAGGATCTCGTCGCCCCGGTCCACATAGCTCACGCCTGAGAGCTTGAGCATCTTTTTCGACTCCGGCGGGAGGTCGAGGAAGGCATCGCGCATCCGGCGCGTCTCGATGCCCTTGTCGGTCTTACGGGCCGAGACCAAGTTCATGGTGCCTACGTCGAGGCCGACTCCGAGGTGCTTTGCCATGTCTTCCTGTGACTTCTTAGGTTTCGCGGGCACGTCGCCTTGCCTCCCGAAGAGCAGCTTGGGCGTCCTCTAGTGACCCCGCGCCCTCGTTCGTCGTGTTGGGGGAGATGTCCGCCTTGAGGTTCGTTGGTACGATACCCGACGGAATGAATCGCTCCTCGTCTGGAGAACCTGAATAAATCGTCGCACCGTTACCCGAGGCGGTCGGCGCTACGAAAGACAGGCCCGAGAGAGCCGACCTCACAGCTTCCGCGATAGCGGAGGTATCCGTCGAGACGGCGGGCTTCTGTTGCATCTCAGCGCGGAGAGCTGCGATTTCTCGCGTCAGGTCTCGCAACGCCGCGACTAGCTCCGGGCTCTCCGAAGCAGGGGGAGCGGGATTAGGCCGGTTCAGACGGTTCAGCTTCTTCAGCAGGTCTTCGTCCGGGGGTTTCGTCATAGACTCCTGGGGGGATTGCCGGAGAATGGCGACCCGGACTTCTCGTACCGCGACGAGCCCCTTCGCCCTAGCGATAGTCAGGTCTTTCGACCGGGAAGCGTTCGACGCGCTCAGGTTCGTCCGCGAACCCCGAGACAGGGTCAGCCCCAGGTCAGGAATCACAGCGCTGTCGCCGATACAGATAATCTCGACTTCGCCGTTCACTTGCTCTTCCTCTTCGCCTGCTCTTTGGAGAGCGCGGTTTCTAGGTTCCCCTTCCGCGCCCAGTTTCGGAAGCAGACTTCCTGAGCCTTTCGGAAAGCTCGATTCACGAAGTTGTGCTTGGCGACTCCGGGGTGTATCCAGGCGTCCTTGATCATCAGAGGGGCCGTGCGAATGACCATCTCCCCTGAGCTAGCTCTCATAGGAATACGCAGGATCTTACTAGGCTTCGGCTTATCGGAGAGAGACCCCTTGCGGATACCCTGGGGCTCGGATCCGCCGTCGGGAGCGCCGCCCTTCGCGTAGGCTTCCTGAGTTAGCCAGGTCATCGGAAACGGCCCGTCAGTTCCCTCAACGATCATCTCCATCCAGGGCCAGGTCGAAGTAATCTCGATACCGCCGGTAGTGACCCGGTAAGAGAACGACTCGAAAAACCGCTTCGTGTCGGGGATCTGACTCGACTTGGAGGCGTCCTTGCGGGCTTCCTCCTTGACGAACTTGACGAGACACTTCCCGAAAAAAGCGAGGTCTTTCCGCTCTAGTCGAATCTCGCCCGCCCGTTTCTGAAGCGGACGGGCGTACCGAGTTCGGACTTTCTTGGCGGGAGCCATCAGTAGTTCTGGTTCTCCCCAGTCCCGGTACGCCAGCGAATCTGGACGGGATCAGGCACCTCACCGTGACCGTTCTTGTCGGTCGCGAGCGGGAGGTTCGCATCCGGCGTGACGGGCCAAGGCGGCGTATCCACGGCGTTGTACGTTTCGCGGTACGGCGTGTAGGTGTAGCGGGTCTGAGGCCACGGGAGATTGGGCGAGGCGTCCGCGCCGTCGATGGGTACCGAGTACCGGATGTCCGGGGAGTCGAGGTACGCGATGTTGAAGTGCTGCTGCATCACGTTGCCTCGGTTCGTCGGGCGACGCACCGGACCAATCGAGTAGCGGTCGTTGTTCTGCTTCACGATGAAGTCGCGTTGCGAGACGATGGGCGAGAAGCTCATCCACACCTCGTAGGAGTGCTCCTTCCGGCGACCCGTGATGGTTTGGGAGATGCGCTTCTCGGCGTCGTCCGGGGCGACGATGATGTCGTAGGGGCCTTCGTAGCCGCCGACGAACCCCGTCCCGTAGCAGACCTTGCACCTGTTGGAGGGCTGCTTGTTGTAGGCGCGGGAGCGAGCGTCGATCTCTAGGCGACACTCGCACGGCACGCCCGTGACCTTCTGGCAGAAGAGCTTGACCCGCTCGCCGCCCTGTTCAAGGATCCAGCGGTTCCGGCGCATCCCCTCGCGCCAGATGTAGTCGAGCTGCTCGATTTGCATATCGCTCGACGGTTGGGTGACGTTGAGCGGCGTCTCGATCAGACCTCCCGGTTGGGAAGCGTCCTCAGCGACCGTCGTGAGCCGGTAAAACGTCTTCTTGTCTACGCCGACCGAGACGACGTTCCGCAGCGTGTAGTAGGACACCACGACGGCATCGGCAGGACCGGACGGAATCGGCGAGAACACGAACCTATCGTTCGTCGGGTTCAACTGCAAGTAGTTACCGAGCGTGACCTCATTGCTCTGGCCGAATACGTCGGTGACCCACGCGGGGACGCCGTTCACGGTCGCCAATACATCTACGGGCGAGTTCGCGTAGATACCCTGCGTGCGAGGCTTGTAAATCGGGTAGCGGGTCTTGAGCGTCCACCGAGGGTCGTTCGGCGCGTGGCCGCGAGACTGCCACCCCGCGTCCCACGGGATGACCTCGTCGGCGACGAGCGCCACGTCGGTGAAATCCCGGAAGAACGTACCCCCGACCGGGAACGAGTTGACCCTTTGGAACGGTCCCCGGTCGCTCGACACCGATTTGTAGACGTTGACCCCGAGCACGTTGTAAGCGGAGTTAGCGCCCAACAGCGCGGGGTCGTCCCAACGGATGTCGAGAGCGCCCTTCTCAAAGGGCGTCACCACCATCACGTTCATCGGTGGGAGGGGGTAGGTAGTGGGGGTCCACGTCATGGTTACCTCCCCTCCGACCGATGAGGGCGGGCGGGATTACTGAGCGGTCTGACCCTTGCGGGGGTCAGGGAGCACCACGACGGTTCCGTCGGGAGTCATTTGCCACGGGGTGCCGGGGGCGATACCGAGGCGGGCGGCAGCGGCGTTCATGACCGCTTGCGCCTTCTCCTCGACCTCCGAGAGGGAAGCAAGGAAGCGGGCCTTGCGGACTTCCGATTGGCCGATGTTCTGAACTAGCTCCTGCGCGTCACGGTGGAGCTTGGTGATCTGCTGGACCTCTTCGGGGGTCAGCTTCTTCTCTAGGTCGGTCGCCTGGATGGTCGCGTCGGTCATCTCTAGTCTCCTTGCCTTCAACGAGGCGCGGGAGACGATACCGCCGGTCCGATCCGATCCAAGTCGTTCAACTCTTCACGGAGCGCCGTCACCTCGCGCAAGAGGCGTTCGGATTCCTCCGCGACCCGCTCATCCGCGACCCGCTCATCGCGGTAGTTTTCCGTCGCGCTCACCCGCCGGACCTCTGCAAAGGTCGCCGCTGAGATTGTCAACGGCGGAGGGGGTGGGGCCGGAACGAAGAACGTCACCGACATCGAAAGCGCGAGGAATACGAATCCGAGCGCGATCTTGGCGCGAGGGTCGATATGGCTCATGGGGTCGGGCTCCTTCACGGGCGACGCAGGTTGTCTCGGATGGTTTCGACTAGCACACGGGCCTCACGGATTTGAGCGCCCGTCTCACTAAGGCGACGATCTAGGTCATCAACCCGGCTACCATAGGCATCGCAACGCTCTTGGAGTTGCGCGATGCGCTCCTCGGCTAGCGAGAGCCGGACGTAGAACGTCACGACCATCCCCGTCATGGGGATGACGAGAATCGTGAGAATCTTCGTCGCAAAGTCACCCCACTTCGACCACACCGAAGCAAAACTGCCGGGAGGCTTGGAAGGGGTGGGGGAGGGTGCGGGCGAAGGCATCGAGGAGTCAGTCCTTCTAAGGGCGACCGGAGCGAACCGCGTCCGTTCTCCTAGCGCGGAACTATAAAGGAACCCGCGAGCGCCGACTTCAACCACGCGATTTCTGAGGTTTGACGGATCCTCACCTTGAAACCGTGGGAGGCGAACAACCCTTGCTCCGGGGCCGGTAGCTCGATCAAGTCAGGCGTGAGCCCTTCGTTGTGCTCACGCTTCGTGACGAGAACCGTCGAATCGTGGAGGCAAAAGAACTCCCACCACTCATCAAACGGCTTCGCTTCCCCCCGCAAGAGCGAGATCGTGCGGGCGTGCCGGTCGAGTCTCCCCGGTAGAACGCCGTGCGCCCGTTGGACGTTCGACTTCCGGCCCGCGACGATCTCATCGGCGGCGCTCCGGGAGATGTGCGTCGGTCGCCACGCCTCATGGAGGCGAACCCCGGCGATCATCTCCTCAAACGACCGCTTGACGAAGTGCTCGGAGGACAGCCCGCTCGCCAGAAGATGGCGGCACGACAGGTAGAACTCTTGGAGGGATTGCTTCTGTTCGACCGTGAGGTTCACGGTCTAGTTACCCCCCGCATGACCTAACGACGGTCGTCGTCGCGCGAGAACTCGCCGACCACGATCATCACGACGAGCAAGAACGCGAGGGTCGCAATCTCGCCCCAAGACAAGTCAGCCTTCACGAGGGGCGCTTGCCGCGACCGTCCCACGGGACGGCATGACCTAGCTCGATTAGCTTCGCGTTGACGTGGAACTCAGGCTTGCCCGCCGGGGTGACGTAGAGATCCGCGAGCCATCGCCCGTACTTGTCGGGCTTGTAGCTGACGACCCGGATGCTCCCCTGCGCGAGCAGACTCTCAAGGGCTCGCTTGGACGCCTCGCCCCTCGTCTTGTTGGGACCGACCTTCTCTGGGGCGTTGATACCCGCGAGCCGGAAGTCAATCTCGGCAGACTTCGTGAGGCTCATCGAGTCCTTCACGAAGAAACCGAAGTCGATTTCCTGCGTGAACGTCTTGGTGAGGCGGAGCACCACGGTATCGCCGTCCACTACTCGGACGACGGTTCCGGCGTACTCCCATGTCGCGGGGGAGGTCATACCCCCGGTCGCCGCTAGGCTAGAAAACGCTACTCGTCGAAATCGAACAACTCCGACATCGACTTCGGAAGCGAAGGGCCAGAGTTGCCGACCACGGGCAGAGACTTTTTACGTTTTTCGGGTACCTCTTCGTAGACGCCGACCTTCAAGTCAGGAAGCCGAAGAGCAGGGGCCGAGCCGAATAGGTCTGACCCGCAACGAGACTTACCTCCGTTGTCGTCCGCGCAGGACAGGCAACCCGTGGGGGGGCACTCCTGGACTTCTTGGAAAGGCTCGTTGATGTGGTTCCGGGTGAACATCGGAACGCGATGACCGTGGCACTGATCCGCCGTCAGGAACTCCTTGCCTACGGAAACCCCCGTCTTGTTAGTCACTCGACCCGTCGCATCCCGCTCCATCCGGTACTCGTAGCAGGTCGCGTAGGTCATCCCCAGACGGGTAGCCGCCTTCTGGTAGCGGCGGTGCCCCTCTAGACGGTAGTCCTCTACGATGGTCCGCTGACCCCCGATGTTCTCGGTGAAGAGGCTCTCAAACTTCCGACCCCTCTCCTCGCCGAAGCGGAACTTGATTCTGTCCGCCATCGCCGGTGCCCACGAGTACCCCGCCTCAACGAACTTGACGATGACGTGATTCGCCCCGGCTTCTGCGAGCATCTCAAAGATCCGCTCCACGTCGTCGTGATTGACGACGCCGGGAACGATGGGGTTCACCTGGATACTGACGTAAATACCGGCTTTACGCAGCTCGCGGATGTCTTCCATGTGAACGGCAAGCGAAGCCGCTCCCGGAGAGAGTCGCTTCCAGTCCTCGGGGTTCGCGCAGTTGATACTCTTCTGTGCGTAGCTGTAGGGGTTCTTCCGCAGGATGTCGTAAGCCCAGGACGGGTACTTGAGCCGCGAGAGAAAGAAGACGGGCAGCTTCTCATCGACGAACGCCTGAGCGCCTTCCTGGGTGTTGTGGTACACGTCCTCCAGAGGGAGGAAGGGGTCGGTGAAGGAGCTGAAGTACCCCGCTGCCGAGGTCTTCATCTTCTTGAGGCTGTTACGGACCTGCGCGCCGTAGTTCATCGGGACTGAGATCAGACCTGACCCCCGATAGCCCTTGAAGCCGCTGTTGACGTAACAGTTGTGTACGAGAAGAGCCGGAGAGCGCGGATTCTCCGAACCCTTCAGGTAGTAGTTCTCGGTAGCCGTTTCGAGATCGTAGACATAGCCTGCCGGTATCGGTCGGACATCGACGACGTGAGGAGCTTCCGAGCGGTCATAGCGTCGAGAAAGGTAGCCACCCTCCACTCCCAGCTGGAACGAAGAGAAACGAGCGTTCCGTCCTTCCGTTCGTAGGGAGAACGCAGCCCCTTCGTAGGCCATTTCATCCGCTCGGAATGGAAACGAACCCAGAACTTGCGCATCCATTCGGCGGACTTCTTCTGCCCCTTCAAGGAACGCCCGTTCGTATTGCCCCGAGGAGCTGTTCGACGGTGTTCGACGAGACACATCTCGCAGATCTTCCTCCGACGCAAGATAGGTGCCCCGCACGAGCAGAACTTCTGTTCCTTCTCGCCCCGCGCGTTGCCTCGCATCCTCTCGGATCGCGCGATCGGAGAACAAGCCTTGCAAAACTTCCGACTTCGATTCGGAGTCAGACCCGAACATCGTTCGCAGGCGCGAGGCGGTTTCTTCCGTGGATGCGGGTGCTCTTTGAAGGATTCTCTCCATCGGATCTTCCTGCAACCCGAGCAAAACCTCCCCGCGCTTGTACCCGTAGGCTTCCCGCACTTCTCGCAGGATGAGGTCATCGGAGAAGCTCTCCACTTCGTCCCCAGGACGAAGGTCGCGGGCTTCGATCCAACCTCCCTTTTGAGGAGCCCAGATCGGATGCTCCCCATTCAATCGAACTCGCTGTCCGTTTGAAAGGGTGATCTGAATCCCGTCGGGAGACCATTTCTTGATCTTGTCGGAGACCCGAGTCGGAACGATTCCCTCGGGCGCTCGACCCCACACGATGTCCCCGATGCGGATCGCGTCTACTAGCTTCGGTCCGGATGGCGTATCGATCCATTCCCCAGAGTATACCGCGAACGCGCAACCCACCGAGCAGAAGCCTCCATAGGGCTGGGTGAGCACCGCGTCCGTAAAGCAGGGTCGGTTACGAACCCCCGGTTCCTCGTGCTTCGACTTGTACCAGCCCTGGAGCGGCTTCCCCTCGTCAAGACGGATATGAGGGAGCGGATCGAGGTAGACGCGGACGGTCTTCTTGTCGTCGTCCTTTGTCCCCCGCACCATTCCGATCTTCATGAGCCGAGAGCGGATTCCCGTCTCGGGGTCCGTTTCTAGGTCCCCGACGATGTCGCGGGGCTCCGGCTTCATGAAGTATTGGTACGCCTCTCGGGTTTCTTCCGAAGCCAGGTCGTCCGCGAGCCATGCATCGAGATCCATGTAAATCCTTCTGTTACAGCTTCAAGGTCTGGAAAGGAACCGACTTCCCGGCCTCGACCAAGTAGTAGGTCGCGTTTCGATGCCCGGCAGAACTAACGATCCGGTATCCCCACCTCTGAGAGAGGTATTCGCTGAGAGCCGCCCCGTACTCCTCCATAGACCGGATCTCGCGCCCGAACACTCTCTCATACGGAACGCGATTGAGATGAAACTTATTGACGGCTGAGTCGGTGAGAACCGCCCACCTCGGACGCGCCGCGAGGGACGCTCCAAGCGCCTTCGCCTCCGGTCTCTCCTTCGTCAAGTACAGGATGGAGAACGTGTTGAAATCGGCGACGAGGAGAGTGTCCGGAGTGACCGCAAGAGGAGCCTGGGCGTAAGCGTCCCCCTCCGTCACGGTCACTCCGCTTCGATTTTCAAACGCCCGCTTCAGATGCCGAGCGCAGAACGGATCGAGGTCCCAGATAAGGTGTTCTTGAGGGCGAAGTCGCTCCTGGATGATGGTCGCGGACGAACCGATGCCCCCGAAGAACTCAACGACCCGGAGATGGTTCGGAAGACCGGACGCGACCGCCACGTCCAGCATCTGGTTGAAGCACCGATTGTTCTTGTCCAGGTCTAGAGGCTTCTTCTGGAGGTAATAGAAGTACCCTCGGGATCCAGCCCCTGTCGAAGCCGTATCCAGGTCCTCTTCGTGGATCGAAAGGGGGTACTTCCCCATGACGTAGTAGGTCAACTTACCTTCGTAATTCACAATCCCCATGTCATGCTCCTATGTTCCAGAAGAGGACGCTACCCTTCATCGCCCCCACACCTTTAGACCCGAGCCACTTCCACGCCTTCAGATCGTAGTAGGGGTTGCAGGGAAAGGGAGGCGGGTCCTCGACCTTCGCGGCGTCCTTGTACCCATACTTTTCATCGACGAGATTCACGTCAGAGGGCCAGAAGGTCAGCTTCGGTACTTTCGTTGCGATATATCGACGAAGCTCGGACTCAGAGCGGGAGTAACCCGCGTGGAGCCAGACATTCGGATAGATTTTTGCTTTCGCGAACCCGCGAAGGACACCCGACGCTATCGTTCCAGACGATACGCTGATCACCAGGTTTGCGTACCTGTGAAGGTCGGGAGTGCGTAGGACTTCCTCGGCGCACTCCTCCACCGTCTCCGGTAGCTTCAGGGCGTTAGGCATAAGATAGGCCCCTCGGCTATTACACTCTTTACGGGCGCGATGGTAGAGAATTGCGCTCCTACCCGCCGTAAGTTCAAACAGTTCCGCGCCGTACTGCGCGGCCATCTTCTGCTGAAGGCGAAGCTCCGGTCCGTCGTCTTTGTACCGAGGGTAGAAATCGAGCGCCTTCTTGCCCAGGTGGTGGGAGACGTAGGATACCGCCCAACCAGCTTTAGAGTGGTAGGTATCGAGGACCCCGATCTCGCTCTCGGCTCGCTTTTCAATGTGCTTCAGCACGCCCCGGATCTTGCTGAAGGAAGGGCCTGGATGGGGGGAGCACAAGTCCTCCCTCTTCACTGAGATTCGATCCGTCACCATCTCAATCGGGGTAGCGTCCGCCAGGAGAGGCTCCTGTTTCACTCCGAACAGATCGGTCATCGTATCTCTCCGGTCAAGAAAAAAACGCTCTTGAGATGCTTACGGACTCCGACCCATCCGTTACGCTCTCCTAAGTATCGAGAGGGGAAAGAGACGGTCCTAGCCTCCCAGAAGTCCTCAGAGGCGCTCTTGAGGTGCTCCATCTGCTGGTCGATGTCGTGACCGACATAGTACCGCCCTTTGGAGAGCGAGTTGAAGTCGCAGAGGCAAGTCTCCAGCTGGTCGAGACCCGAGAACGGTACCCCCCTCGACCGGCTATGAGCGAGAAGCTCTCGCTGGACCGAGAGGTCGGTCGCGCATTTCTTCCAGTCGTATCCGGTGAGAATTACCATGCCCGGAATCGGACCCGCCGTCTCGCTCGCTCCGCCGATGCCCAGGTCTGAAGCCGTAATCGGAAAATCGTGAACGTGGGCGAGTAGGTCCGCCAGCTTGTAGCTGCTCCAGGGACCGGCGTACTTGACGCGCTGGAACTCCTCTCGCACCCCGTCCCAGCCTTCTTCCCCGGTCTTCTCGCTCGCTTTTCTCAACCAGGCGAGCAGAGACCCGTGCGGCTTCGACAAGTCTAGCAGCGAGTTTAGATGGGATCGGGCTAGGTCGTTCCCCCGAAACGAGCGACGTTCCGTGCCGGTAGGTAGAACGAGCGGTTCGTCGAGGCTCTTCGACGGGTCGGGATACTGACTGAAAGCCCGCTCAGCGGACCCGAGGTTGTACCAGGTGACGTAGAGCAGCGTGTGCCAGAGCGCCTGGTCTGGAGAGTACCCCCTCCTCCGGTAAATCTCTTTCAGAACGGGGTAGGCGGGGTCGATGTCCCCGCTGTGGAGTTGCGCCTTGGAGAAGGCGACGAACGAATCGAACAGGGGCCGCTCCTGGTAAGGGCGGTCGTCTAACTTCGGCGGAGAAACGTCGAACAGAGACAGAACGTCGCTCATGACCCAAACCACGCGAGCGGGTTGTCCGACTCGCTGACGCCCGACCCGTTCTGAAGTAGGTCCCGTACCCGATCCGCGATTTCGCTGGAGGCCAGGGAACCGTCGATTTTTAGGGACCGGGAATCAGCGAAGCCCTCAAAGAATCGGGCGGACTTCGTCTTGCGTCCCGCGATCCAAGTAGCGGACTGGTTCGACCCCCGCTCCTTCCGACGAGCGGCGACTAGCTCCTCTGGGGCCGTTAGCAGTACCGCGTAGGTCGCCGCCCTCTCGGAGAAGAACTGCCGAGCGCCATCGTGCGAGAATCGATCCCCGTCGAGCAGGGTCAACGGGTACCTATCGCGCAGGTTCCCCTCCCAGTACTGGAGCGCCGCCTCGACGCCGTTGTACGGGACAGTATCCGCACCGTCGAACGTACCGCCCTTGTAGTGACCGGCGAGAGCGATTCCTTCGGCTAGGGTCCACTTCGGATTCTCAACGAACGAGAGGTCGAGCCCCCTCGTTAGCTCGCGAACGAGCGTCGTCTTACCGACCCCCGGCTCCCCCAGGACCCAGAGTACCTTCTTCTCGGATGAACGGTCGTTCACGTTTCCTCGGTATTGAACAGTACGCTAGAAGCGTAGGCGAGCCCCTCCTGATAGACGCGATCCTCCTCTAGGCGGAAGGCGTGCTGCTCTAGGGGATTGCGCCAGCGCTGTTGCCAGGTTTCGTGCTTCTGGGACTCTTCTTCCTGGGTGCCGCACTTCGTCATGTCTACCCGGACGTAGCAGACGACGCTGATCCGCTCCCAATCGTCCTCCCCCTCGACGGCGGAGGAGAGCGCCGTGTTACCGTGCCACTCATGAACGTCCATCCCCAGGAAATCCCCCTCCCGGAGATCGACGGCGACCCGGAACTTCGGGAAGACGGTATGACCGCCCCGGTAAGCGTGGGTCGGACCTTCCAGCACCATCAGATTGCCGAATCCCCGTAGGAGATCCCCGGCGTCCTTGTGGACGCCGGTCTGGTAGTTCTTGTTGACCGTGATCGTGGAGAACACCGTATCGCCGAGCGTCCACCCCTTCTTGGCGAGGTCGGTATCTTGAACGAAGCGGCGCTGATTCTCCCAGCGGGTCGGGACGAGCTTCTTGAAAGCGAGGTTCGCCTCCTCGATGAGCGGCATCGCCGTCAGGAACTCGTCGAAGTTATCCCGAGTAAACGCCGTCTGACGGCAGTAGGGGTTCCGGGGGGTCGAGTTGAAGTTACCGACGATGCCCGAGAGAACCATGTTGCTCTCGGAAGTCTCGGAGAGCATACCGTCTTGGGTCAGGTACCGAGCCGTCGCCCCGCCCCGCGAGATAAACCGGGACGGGTCTTTCCCCAGCCCTTCGGCGGTCGCCTTCCCCGCCGCGAAGCCGCGATTCTTGGAGGCGTGAGCCGCCTTGCGGAGAATCCCCCAGGCCGGACGGGTCACCGACTTCGGGAGCGCGCCCCGCCGGATCGAAACGAGTAGCCGTTCCTCAACGGGTTCCGATTCGCCCCCGGCGAACATAGCGAGCGCGCTAACCGACTCCGGTCGGTACACGTCGGCGTCCTCGTCTCTCAGTAGGACCGAGTAGTGGGATTCCGTGAGGAACTCCCCGGCGAGCGCGTCGGTTTCGGAATCAGAGAGGCAACCCTTGCCCGTGAGGTGGATCTGGCGAACACCGTCCTCGCGCTTCCACTCCCACCACTCCAGCCCGTCTTTCGTTCGTAGTTCAGCGCGAGGATCGGGCTGGTCCATACTCATACCTCCGAGGGCTACTTTACTCCCCGAGGGGTCGGGGGCGAGAGAGCTACCGCACCTCTAGTGACCGTTAGATAAGACAACGCCCGGACCCGCCGTAAGGAGGGTCCGGGCGTCGAGTTCGCCACCGCTACCTGGGGTCAGGCGTCGGCGCTCGCCGCACCCGTCGAGAAGTATTCACCC